CGTTATATGCCTGTTTGGTTTTCCTGTTTTTGGATCAGCATTCCAGTTGAAGGTAAACGCATCATAAACAGCAGACATATCCTCTTTAAGGGCACCCCATTCGACCAGATTTGAATCATCCAGCACTCTTACGTGAGCCGCCTTTTCTGAGACTCTTGTTTTGCGGCGCACAGCGAGCTGGCCATCACTTTGTACGCGCATGAATGCACCTTGCAATCGCATGAGCTGCTCTTCAACGAACTTTTTGCCATCGCGTTTTTTTAATCCGTTGAACCGCACCAATTGACCGGCCGCATCGTCGGCAATATCCCACCAATCCGGGTGAGCCGTAAATGTACTGGTAGCAACCCATTTCGTAGATATGTTTAAGTGCCAATTATCTGGAAATGGGTCAGCCTGCCCATAAACATTACCTGTGAAAACGGCATACGCGGCCTTGAGCAGCGGCAACTCAAAATAAATACGTTCAGTGACTTTAATGCGCTGATCAGCGTCAGCAGTAGCATCTACGTCATGTGCCGCAGGCTTGGTATTGAGTACCCCACGAGTGCAATTATAAAACTGGATGTCAGCGAGCACATTAACGCTTGGGCCTGCAGCAGTGTTTGTTAAACTTTCGACGGTAATTATTTTAGTGGCCGTAGGCGGCTGGGCAATGTGATAAATGCCGTCATTGCTACCCGATAAAACAATCTGCATGCCCTGGGAGAAACTGGAAAAATCAGTGGTAACGCTATTGATAGAGTTGTCAGTGCTGTTGATGCTAATGTCAGTACCGGTAACGCTGAGAAGGGCATCCACTTTATCTCTGGTGCGTATAGTCTCATCATCTACGTCAACGTAAATGACCCGCAATCCAGGGGCATCAGAATAACTATCGCCATGAGTATTGAACTCAAACTCTGCCGCACTGTAGACAGTTAATACTGTATCGCCTTGAGTGATGCTGTTGCGTAAATTTGTGCGATTTTGATCAAAAATATTTTTCCGAGTCGTGCGCAGAATATCTGAACAGCTAAACAAGTGCGAACCTTCCAGCCACTCACGATCATCAATAATAACCGTCGCGGCAGTTACGTAATCTGACCAGGCGAAACCTTTGCCGCCCAAATAAATCACCACTTCTTTTTGCCGCAGACCATAACCTGCAGCGAGTTGTGCGGTAATCACAGTGGTCACAGCCCCTAGCGGGTCAATAACACTAAATCGCACGCCGCCGATGTCTGAACGTGAGCGCAGCAGATCCAGACGTTGGGTCTGCCCGGAAATAGATTCGATGACATCATAACTGACGCTGGTAGCAGTCGCAGGCACAGCACAGTCAGCGTGTGACGTAAAATAATGCATCCGGGGATCAGCATCATCGCCGAAGTTAACGCTAATGACATAACGAACGTCCTTGGCTTCAGCTCGGCGGAATGCTGCATAGGTGACATTATCAACGCGCATTAATTTTCCTGGACTAGAGTTGCTTCACACGAAACGAGATCCGAAACGAGTCGGTAGTGCCGTGACGATTTTCGCTGTATCCGCTGCTTTCCAGCTTGCAGCTAACTGGATTGTCAGGTGTGGCGTTAGTGCCGTAGGGGTCAAATGTGAACGCCTCACCGCCATCAACTGAGTCCAGGAACTCGCGCAGCAACGGTATGTTAGGGCCGGTAACGCGCGTGGTGGTGATGTCCCAGGTAATGGTTTGGCGGTAGCGCAAAGCCTCGCTCTGGCCGCCGCGTGCAGTATGTGTTTTTTGGGTGGTTTTACTTTTTCGGTTTAGTTTTCCGGCGCTGAAATCCAGCGCATAGTTGTTACCCGCAACATGAGATCCCGTGACTGATCGCGTGGCAGTATAGATAACACTGCTCATGCGGCGGCCTCTGTTAATTCCAACCCCTGCGCTGAGTTACGACGGAACAATATTCTGTCGCCACGCTCAATTGCGTCAGCCTGCATTTTCCATATTTGTTCCATTTGTGTCAGGGTGATTGTGTCGGTGTCGCGACCCGCGACTTCAATCACGGTGGTTCCGCCGCTGTTGTTGCTGGTACTGCTAGAAGCAGAGGGGGCATACGGGTTTGCATTAGCTGTTGGCAGGCCCGTGGACGGATCAGCGGAATAAACCGGGGAGACGCCTGCACCGTTATTGCTGTTTAGCCCAGATAATTGGATGGCACCCAACCCTGTAATAAAACCAGCACTGGCATAACCAGCCGACGTGATGCTTGCGGCGAGACCAGCGCCTGCAACTGGACCCAAGCCTATCGGTGGTGGTGTTAGTGCTGCCATTGCCGCCACTTTTGATTGTATTAACACGCGCTGGATGGCTGTGGCTTTTTCCAACAGAATTGCCACAGCCGCAAATTTTTTGCTTCTTGCTCCCAGCGCGCTCAGTAATGCAACAGCACTATTTACTGTTGCAGCCCTCATTTGCACGACTTGTGCTTCAACTCTCTGTTGTATCTGTAACCTCTGGCCAGATGCGCCGGTCTCGATCTGTGTCAGGCGACCTTCATGCTCAATCTTCAGGCGCTCGCGTAGTTCGTCATAGCCCACGAGCGTGTTGAGCTTGGCATCCTCGGCGGCCTGTAATTGTTCCAGTGCTAACTGATAACGTTGGTTTTCACTTTCTGCTTCGGTTCGTTGTGACAGTTCAATGGCCGATAAATTATCAGTAATCATTTGGCGCTTTGCTGCTGCCAACTGTCGATCAGCCTCGACAGCTTCGTTCTGCGTGGCAATGGCTTCACGCACGGCTTCGTCATTGGCTTTAATGAAGTCCAGCTCGTCCGCCATGTCGATGAGCTTTTCTTTCTGAGCAGGCTCAAGACCGGCCAGTGCGCCACGTTCCGTTTCGTAGCGCACTTTGGCCGCATTGCCCACTTGGCCATACAGGTCGGTTTGGCGCTGGAGGTTTTGCTCTAATGAGTTGCCGGCGGCAGTTGTGGTAGCGCTTGCCGTTGCCCCGGATGTACCGCTCGCCGCATCTTGTTGCTTTTTATTTTCCAGATTTGCGAGCCGTTGATTAAGGGTTTTCCGCTCGTTGATCAGTCGCTGTAATTCTTTATTTTCGAGCCCGAATTTGCTAGCCCGCTTGCTTCTTCCTGTGCCTACTGATTGAGTTCTTTGGTCTTCGGGGATGGCATTAATTCGAGTCTGTGTTGCATTGATTTGCGTATCCAGCTCATTCAGCGCGCTCTTTATTTGAGTGGGGTTGCTTGACCCCAGGCGCGCCTCGAACACTTCCGCCTGAAGCTCTGCGAGGCGTAGCGTCAAACCGCCTTTTCGCCCACGCCGACTGGTTGTTCGATCAATCCTTGCTTCCAGCGCATTGATGTCAGACTGAATAGCTTCAATGCTACGCCCGCTCCCTGTTAGCACATTAACTTTATTGATGATGGTCGTAAGCCAGTCCGCAGTGCCGCTTAGACTTTCATTTAATCCTGCGCCCAGCGTAGATTTCAATTCGAACAAAGCGGTGTTTAGTTTATTGAAAGATGCGCGGGCGCTAGTAGCATTTTTAGCAGCATCTTCGCCGAAAGTTTTGCGCAACTCAGCTGCGAATTTGGGCAGAAATACATCCGACATGACTTCGCCGCGCTCCAGCATTTTGCCCAGCTCAGCGGTGGTGACGCCCATGGATCGTGCGGCGATTTGAAACGCACCGGGAATGCGCTCACCCAATTGCCCGCGCAGCTCTTCTGCCTGCACGGTGCCCTTGCTCATCATTTGTTCGAGAGCGCGCATTGCGCCAGTGGATTGATCTGTTGTCAACGATAATGCGGCGGTGGCTTCGGCGACGCCAAGGTATATTTCTTTTGTTGCGGCACCTTCCAGGCGGGTGCCTTTTGAGGCGGCGGCGATGGAGCCATAGGCGTCTGCCTGACTCAATAATTCCAGCCCCAGACGATTGGACTCATTACGCACAAAGTCCATTGCCTCGGCGGCTTCTTCAGAGCCACCAACGGCGAAACGCAGCTTGTTGGCCAGCGCCTCGGCCTGTAGCGCAGTGTCCTTTAGGTCCACGATGGTTTGGGCAATTTTTATGGCGGCAAATGCACCTGCCAGCAATTTAACTGCACCTTTTAGGTGATTGGTGTCCGCTGTCGCATCACCAGCTTCGCTACCAAAATTATTCGTTTGCTTTTTGGCTTTTTTAACTTGCGAAGATAAATTCTTGATATCTTTCGCTGTGTCTTTTGTTTGGTTGCCAAAATTATCTGTCTGCTTTTCAGCTTTTTTAACCTGTGCGGATAAGTTCTTGACATCTTTCGCTGTATTTTTTGTTTGACCACCAAACTCATTTGTCTGCTTTTCGGCTTTTTTAACTCGCGCAGAGAGGCTTTCAACATCTTTCGACGTGCCTTTTGCCTCGCCGCCAAAGTTGTCCATCTCTTTGGCGGCGTCCTTTAACCCGGCGGTATATTCCTTGCCGTCAATGGTTAAAACAATTTTTACTTCGGGGTCACTCACCATTAATATCCTTGGTCAAAAATCCTGTTTCAATGATTTTTAATAGATCCAGCGCCAAATCCATATCCCAATTTTTCGCCTCAACACGCTGCATAAAAACACTCAACTCCAGCCCCACGGGCGTTGCTTCAACATAGCGCCACTGGCTATTTAATTGCTGGTAAAGCCGCCATAAGGGCGCTTCCCAGAGCAACAGCGGTGGCAGGTCTTCTATGCTAGGTTTTTCGCCGAGATCTTCCAGCGCTTCGATTGCTTGTGGGCCACCGGAGCGAATCCACTTGACCAGGGCGTTTAATCTTTTTTTGCTGCTTCGGTCTCTTTTATTACGATCAAAGATAAGCCTTTAATTTTTCCAAAAATAAAATCCTGGGCCACACCGATCAGCATAAATTCATTGATATTTTTTTCTGTGCATTTCAATGGTTTCTTTTTGCGGTCCACCACACCGCGCCAACCTTTAATGCAATAGTTTCCGACCAGTTGTGCGTATTTGGCGACATCGCGTTTAATGTTAATCAGCTTGCCTTCTTTATCACGTACTTCGGCGGTTGTTTCCGCGATAAATTCCTGGTCTTTATCTTCAGGCAGCGAAATCAAGTCCAGCTCAATACCGGCTTCTGGCCACTTTGCCTCTTGTGATGGCGCACCTAACATCAACATTATTTTTTCTCCCTTTCCATGCCGTACAGATTGTCCAGCGCATCAATCAACGCCGGGGCTTGCACGGTCACTAAACTATTTTTTACTGTCAGTTTTCGCGTACCAATAATAATGATGCGCTGTACATGGTTCGTGTCACGAAACGTCACCGGATTTTGTTTTTTTTGCAGCGTGGTGAGTTTTTCTTTGGCCATGATTCGCTCCTAATAACTGGCAATGCCGTTAACCAGTTCGATGGTGGGGGGCGTCGCATCGGCATGGGCGCTCCATTCCGTATCAATAACCAGCCCCTTGGAGGTCGCCACTTTATGTTTGATTTCACCAAACTCCACGGCAGGCAGAATCAGCTTCAGCCAGTTATCACCGGCCTTGTTGGCGCTGATTAATGTCATGGGCTTAGTGGTGTGATCACGACCGTGGTCAAAAATATTTACGGTGTCATCAAACAGTACGGACACCGATCCACTGATGGCTGGCTGGCCTACCAACACTTCGCCATACCCTTCAGTACCATCAGCTACGTTCTGGCCTTCGTTGTCGTTGGCGATGCTCACGGATGCTTTGGTTATGCGGCCCAGTGTTGTGGCACCATCAATGTCGTAAACTTTACCGCGTTTACTGACGGCGCGATTCTTGGCATAGGCTGTGGGTGCTGCATCAAATGCAGTAACCGGCTCAGGGCTGGTTTCTTCACCGGCCATTAATTCAACGTTGAATGACTGGTCGTCCTCTTTAACGTCCCAACTCATGCTGCCTACCATTAGGCCCAGCCATTGTGGATATTTGCTGGCGTTGAGATAACCCAGTTGCAGCAGCGCATCGGGTCGCTCACTCAGGTCGAGTGTAAATGTGTGAGTGTACGGGCCAACACCGGTAGTGGTCGGAGTGCCCCATAACAGTGACAGCCACTGACCAATATCATTGAGACACAAAATGCCCTTCAGGCTACCGTTGAATGTGGGTTCGCCGTCATCCTTTTTTACGGCCAGCGGTGTGTTCTGTATCGTCGGGTCTTCCTGTCGTTGTGGATCACGACCCATTTCTATTTCAGAAAACTTCATCGCAAATGCGCCGACTGGTGCGGGCACAGCGCGATAGATACCAGTGTTGCGCTGTAATAACAATTGGGTGTTACGGCCATGACGAATAGGCATTAGGGTTCCTCCGATATATCGAATCTAAAAATAATTTCATAGATAGCAGAAACTTTATCCACCAGTACCGACGCAACAGATACCAGGTACAAAGCTCCGCAACCATTGGCTGGCTCAAAACCCAACAAGGCAGCATCCGTGGCAGTGATCAATTCATAGGCCCCAGCAACTCGTTTACGCGCGGCACCTTTGCCGCGCACATTGCGAGCAACCACAAACACCGATACATCCAGAGTGCCTTCTTGATAGTTTGTGTTGCCAATAGGTGGCTGAAATTGGCCGCGACCAATTAATACAAATGCGGTGGCGTTTGGCAGCTTTGAATCCAGCAAGTCTTCCTCACTGTCGAGGGTTGAAACTTGGCGAAATACGTCCGCCTTGTCCTTGAGTTGTTTGATGACAGCGTCATCCAGGGCAGCGAGATCATTCATGACTACAAAAAGCCTTTATCTTGCCGACCCATGACACGACCACCTGATGTCATCGTTGCGCCGTTATTGGCTGTGGGTTTGTCACCAGAGTCCGACAGGCCCAGCTTGGTGCGGCCATTGGAAACCTGTTTCAGGAAATCCATTGCCGAATCGTAATTACGCCCCACCGTTTCTGTGACGCGATCATCATAGAGGTAGTAACGTGTGAGGTCGGCGCAGTAGAGTTCCAACACGCGAGGCACCGTTGACAAGGGCAGCGCATATCGGCTGCCGATGTAACCATCCATCAGGGCGCTGGCGTTTTCGATAGCCACCGTCAGTACGTTGGTATCGATGATACCGAGATCATCCCGGTCGGTGAGCTGGATCAGCTCCACCTCACCGTACCGGTCGATCATGTCTTGTTCGGTGCAGTAAAGCATTAGTCGTCAACGGGAATATTGATGTCTTGCACTACCAATAAAGGTTCGCCCTTAATCTGCTTAAGCTGTCCTTTGTCAAATTCCGACACAGGTACTTCAGTGGTGCCTGTCCAGGCTCGACCGCCACGGCGGAATCCATCCACCTTGGTGGTCACCCGTATGCCTTTCACGGTATTTGGTTTTGGTTTTGGTTTTGGTTTTGATTCAGCCATGCTGTTTCTCCTGTGTGTTTCATAAAGGGGGCGGCTTATTTCGCCCCCTTGTTATGGACTGTTATTGCTTGCTATGAGGGGTAGGATTACACCGTACCGTCTGAGCCATAACTCAATTGCCAAAAACCGTAAAAACCTGTGGCGCGCGCCTCGGCGCCAAACTTGAACTTGCGACGGTTGAAAACATCGTCGCTGTCCATGCCGGTCTGTTGGACAAAAACGGGGCTTTTTCGCATCTGGATCATGAACGGCTTAATACTGGTCTTACTGGTAACATGCAGCATCCAGCGGTTATCGGTAATTGCTGGATTAAGTTCCACCGTGGCAGTGCCTTTATACGGATTGGGGCTGTCATCCTGGAGCTTGTCGGCGGTCATGAGGATTTTGGCAACAGTCTCTTGGGAAGGCCCAACCTCTAGAGTGTCGCCCACCAGGCGCAGTGGCATGTCTTCTTCATCTTTGAAACCCATAATGGCTTGTCGGCCTAAGCCGTAACTTGCCTTTGCGGCCGCTAGAGTGGCGGCAGACAATACGGCCGTGCCTTTATTGGAGACACTGGCATCATTAACTGGATGGTCTGTGTCATAGTAAAACTGGCCATCCATACAGGTTTCGGTGAATGCCTTGTCTTTCAGATCATCGGAAATAATATCGTTTAGCTCACCCGCCGCTTCACCCGCTCCAGATGCCTGGGTTTGATAAATGCCCAGTGCATCGTCTTCGATATCGTTGCGATCAACTTCCAGTGTGGTCTCCCAGTCTTCATTCTTGACGTAATACTTGCCCGCCTTGATGGACTTGACAGTCTTGTCGCCGATCCATTTGCGGAATTTGGGAAATCGCGACAGCCACACATGGTCTTCACCTGAGCGTGTCGATGGCACCTGCATGGTAGTCTTCTGCCAATTGCCCGGCTCTGCTTTTAACGTATTGTTAAAAATGGTTTTCAGTCCAGTAAAAACTGAACTCAGGTTTTCTCTATTAATGATCATTCCAGCAACGCCAAGCATCGGTAATCCAGCCTCACCCATAAAACCACTTGAGGTAATCGTTGCTTGGAAGTCTACTGGCGGGACGCCCGCGACGGCAGCAATTACCACGCCGACGAATGCAGCCATACCTGTTAAAAAAATCATCATGCGCTTCATGGCATTTTCTCCGTATCAGTAATGAATAATTAAAACGTGTTAACACACGATGGTGTGCGCTTATTCGACCCACACACCATCGTTATCGATGCCGATCACAATACCTGCTGCCGAGCGCGTACCCGTGCCGTTGGTCGCGGATACAGTCTCATCATCCTCGATGTAACAGACTTTACCGAAACTGGCCTGGGCGACGGCATCACCACTTGAGTTCTTAAACTTGAACGCCTTCTTGCGGCGTACCACCACGCTAACGGCACCATCTGCGCCTCCGGTGTTATCCACCTTTTCTTCAAATCGGCCGAGATAGGTCAGCGTGGTGGCCACCGCGCCTGGTGCGGCATAACCTGTGGCATTTGCCACAGCTAAACCACCGGCATAGCAAACGGCATTAGCCGCAACAGGAACCGGGATCAGTTCGCCGTCCTGCATATGTGTGTTTCGATCTTCACTGAGTGGCATGTTGTGCTCCTTGTTATCTTTGTTGGGTTGAATGAACCGCGATTAGGCAGACAGTGTTTTTTTGTAATCGTCTGGGCTGATGCCCATCTGCTTACAAACAGCCAGGTCGGTTTCGCTCAATTCGGCAGCACCACCGGCGTCTTTTGGTTCTCCTTTGGTTTGCCTGCCCTTTAAGGCCGCGATGGGTTGCGCGGATTCCAGATACATTTTCAACGCAGCAATATCAGAGCCGCCGAGGTCACGGGCCCACTTTTCCTGGGCAGGCATTAACTTGCCTTCACTCAGTGCGACTTCCACCAGATCATTCACTGTGTTGTCGTTGATCTGAGTCGTTAATGCCGCCACTTCAGTCTGCAGCTGTTGCACGACATCTACCGGCACAAATTTTGCCGGGTCAGGTTTGTTATTGGTGTTGGCTTTCAGTGCAGCAATGACTGCAACGGCATCAACGTCTTCCGTAATGTTTAGCGCTTTGCGCATGCCTGCTATGTCAGCGGTCAACGTTGTCAAGGCTGCCATAGCGGCATCTTCATCTGTGTCATCTGGCAGGCCCAGCAACTTGAGTAGTTCTTTGTTCATTGGATCATTCTCCATGGGTTGGTCAGAATTCATGCGGTATCGA